TCACAGGATATTTGCGGTGGAAGATCCCACAGTGCACAAACTCTGGTGCCATATGTACCATCGCATGGACGCTTTGCGTCCGATGCCGTATTACGGAACTCCTACACTCTAAATTGAATTTTTATGCATCAGAACAAACTAAAATATAAACTCAAGAAAGAGTTTATGTCAGTACCACGGGGGTTAACTGTTACAGTACCTGACGAAGCGATGACGGTTCGTGAAATTATGGAACGTCACGTGAGGGGACTAATGATACCGAACGCTGGCGTTCGTGATAACTATGATTCGGGTGCGAGCTTTGACTCGCAGGACCTGGAACAAATAAAACGTATGGATCAGATTGATCTGGACGAGTACCGGAAGGCTTTGGCCGCCGAAATTGCGGAACGCAAAAAACAAATCAGCGAAGTAGAACTAGCTGTTAAAAAACGCGAAGCGGAGAACAAAAAAGCCGCCGAGGCTAAAGAAGCCCGGCAAGGCGACAGCGAGCGAGACGAGAGCGAGAGCGACATGCGAGGCGACACACGTACCAAGCAAGCCAAGCGAAGCGGCGGCGCAGCAGGTACGAAGGTCGCCGAGGGTCGCAATTCGAGCGAGTCGAGCGAGCGGACAAGAGAAGAATAAGTTTCTTCTGAAAACTACTACATGTTTAAACATGTAAATCTTAAAATTCCCCCTTCAGAAATGGAGGGGGAAAACAAGGGGGTGGCAGCATTATTACTCTTTACTTGATATAATAATGCTAACTGACACCTTGTTGATACTCAACGAGTTACAAATGTGTCAAAAAAACTACTAAATTCAACTTATGGAAGAGGTTCTAAAATCGATTCTAGAGGCCTTTACAGGCGCTCAAAAAATAGTGGGGTTGCAGCCCACTTACTCAGCGATCGGCCTTGGAGGGGCCGCTATCATCTCAGGATTGATCGCTCTAGGTTCAACCATCTACAACCGGATTAAGGACAAGCAGGAAAACAAGCGCACTAACGCTGCTAACATGGCTTTGGCCCAATATCAGGCTACACAAAATGAGGCCCTTATTGATAAGCAAAATCAGTACAATACTCCCGCCAATCAGATGGCACGGTTCGGTGCTGGAGGTCTAAATCCTAATCTCATCTATGGCCAAGGTAACGCAGGCAATCAGGCTTCAGCCGCAAAATACGAAGCTCCTAATGTAGACTATCGTACCGCTCCGGTTAACTTAACCGATGTCTTGTCTCAATATCAGGACTTCAACATGAAGCAGGCTCAGATAGAGAATATCGAGGCTAATACTGCTTCAACTTACGAACAAAACATGCTTCGTAAACTTGAGGGACGTAGGGGAGAGCTTGCATTCTCCCAGGAACAAAAACTGGCTCCTTATGACTTCAATATTCGTGCAGCAGAAAAATTGATACTTTACAGGAAGCTCGAACAAGAAAGCGCTAAGGCTGCTACAGCATCACAGACAGCTGGACTCAACTTAAAAGGTTTGGAGTACCGCGTTGAAAATCAACGCATGCAAAATGTCTTTCAGCAGTATGAGGAGCAATTCAGAAAAATGGGTATAACCAACGGCGATGATATACGTGTTAGAGTAATGACGAGGTTACTATCCCGAATGGGTTTCTCTTTTGATGACCTCTTCAACGAGTAGTCATTCTATCCCAAAGGCCCGCTTTGCTCACGCGGATCGGCATGTGTGAGACGGAGCAGGCACCCACACCCACAGCTTTAACTTTAGAAACTAAACGTTCTGGGTTATCGGAAACCCTGTCAAATATGTATGGTAGAAGAAAAAAAAGAGGCTATCGTTCGCGTGGCCGCCGTAGTTCTCATCGTGCTTTCCGTGGCCGTGGTCGCGGTCGGCGTATCCGTTCTTATCGCGTATCACGTGGCGGCATAAGGTTATGAAAACGTTTATAACTATGTCTAAGGCAGTTCGGCAAAAGTTGCCGAAACCTGTGTTTAAAGCTGTTTTAAGGTATGCTATTGCAAGACAGCTAAAATCTTATAACGCGGCGATGAAACATGAGCAAGGGTCACACGCCTTTATGTATCATTAGCCTATGCGTTGTATTTCGCCCTTAACGTTGCGTCGAAACGGTGTACTCGAAACTGTGCCTTGTGGCAAGTGTAACTTTTGCCTCCAGACACTTCGTGGCGATTGGTCGTTTCGCGTCAATCAGGAATGGAAGCAGTGTCAAACTGCTTCTTTTCTTACTCTCACTTACGACGATGAAAATCTCGTGTTAAGTGATGCAGGTCCTACCCTTGTCAAATCAGACTATCAGGATTTCATGAAGCGCTTACGCAAAAAGCAGACGGAATATTCTCCCGTTGGTTTGCGTTATTTCGCGTGTGGCGAATATGGAACAATCACGGAACGTCCACACTATCATGCTATCATGTTTAATATGCACGTTGCAGTGCTAAGTGGTTTGCAAACTATATGGGGTAAGGGTCACGTTGGAATAGGTACGGTTACTCCCGAATCAATACATTATACAACTGGTTACATTATTAACCGGAAATCCGGTATCGAGGACGGAAAATCGCCCCCTTTTCACTTATGTCACGGCGTCCAGGGCTCGGGTTAAATTACTTGGATACTCATAGCCAGTGGCACAAAGAAGGATTTAAAAATTATACTAAAGTCAATGGACAAATTGGACGACTTCCGAGGTACTATAAGGATAAGCTTTTTACAGTACACAAGAAGGCAATGCTTGCCAAAGAAGCGATTGCGCTCTCTGATGAGCAGTACAACCAGGAGATCGAGCGCCTGGCTAAACTGCATCCACATCCTCAATGGTATTACGAGGAGTCACAACGGTTCGCCCATGACAAGGTAAAAGACAAGTCAAACGCTAAACATTATTTTTAACTATGAAACTTTTTGATTCAGTAAAATCCATGGCTCCTAGGCGAAACAAATTCGATCTCAGCCATGATCGTAAGATGTCGTTCAATATGGGCGATATAGTACCTGTGCTTGTGCAGGAAATTCTTCCGGGCGACTCTTTTAGAGTTCGAACGGAAACTATGTTACGTGTAGCACCTATGTTGGCTCCTATCATGCATCGTGTTGATGTTAAGATGGAGTATTTCTTCGTTCCTAACAGATTAATATGGAACGAGTGGGAAGATTTTATTACAGGTGGCCGTCTCGGTACTTCGGCACCTACTCCGCCGTTCATTAATACCTTCAACATACTTGATGAAGAAGAAGGTTATGCACAGAAAGGTACTCTTTGGGATTATATGGGGCTTCCCACCCTGGACGATGCTATGCACACGGCACCAGATTTTGAAAGTGTTCCGATCAGTGCTCTACCGTTTAGAGCTTACTTGCAGATTTACAACGAGTACTATAGGGATCAAAATTTAACGGAAGAGGTTCCTATGAGTTTGGCTTCAGGTGGTATTGGAGATGCTGCAGAAATTGGCCGTTTAATGACTATGCGTAAAAGGGCATGGGAAAAGGATTACTTTACCTCATCTCTTCCGTTTGCGCAGCGCGGTTCAACTGTTGGTGTACCTATTACTACGGATCCTTCAGAAAATACTGTTTTACGAAGGGTTAGTACAGGGCAACCATTTAGTCAAGCAGGTGATTTAACAATCGGTAGTACTGGTCTAGCACTTATGACAGGTTCAGCGTCTGAAGACGGTGGCGTTAATGTTGGGGCCGAAGGGCACGAAATTAACGTGACCGACTTAAGACGCTCTATACGTCTTCAGGAATGGCTTGAACTTGCAGCGCGTGTAGGCGCACGTTATACAGAACTACTTAAAGGATTCTTTGGGATTATATCCTCTGATGCTAGATTACAGCGTCCCGAATGGTTAGGTGGTTCACGTACACCAATGTCGATATCAGAAGTACTTTCTACTGTTCAACAGGTGGATCCATCTTCTGGAGATCCTGTTGGAACTCCTCAGGGTGACATGTCCGGTCGTGGTATTTCTGTCGGAAACCAGAATGGATTTAAACGTTCATTCGAGGAACACGGTTGGGTAATCGGAGTTGTATCTGTTCTCCCAAGGACGGCGTATCAGCAGGGAATACCCAAGCATTGGAGTAGGTTCGACAAGTTCGATTACTATTGGAAGCAGTTCGCAAATATTGGCGAACAAGGAGTTCTCTATCGTGAGGTTTACTACGATGGTGACAATGCAGGAACGTCAGGAAAGTATTATCAAACTTTCGGTTACCAATCTCGGTATGCAGAATATAAGCAAAATCAAGGTACTGTGCACGGTGACTTCAGGGACAGTTTGTCATTCTGGCACATGGGTCGAATCTTTACGGCGATTCCAGAGCTGAACACGAATTTCATAGAAAGTGATCCCACTCACAGGATATTTGCGGTGGAAGATCCCACAGTGCACAAACTCTGGTGCCATATGTACCATCGCATGGACGCTTTGCGTCCGATGCCGTATTACGGAACTCCTACACTCTAAATTGAATTT